GGCCTTCTTTTATCGCTGAAATTGCTTCCTTCAAATGCTCGCGTGCTTCAACTGTTGTTGTTGGATAAGCAGGATAGGTGACAACTGAGACATCACCATCTGCAAGGGAAACTTCTGTCAAGACTCGACGGCTTCTGTCGTCATTCCATTTCTGTCGAATAACACGGAAAGCAAAGGACATCTGATCCACATCACCGCGTTTGACTAGTTCGTAAATATCACGACCTTCTTGTGTGTCTGCAAGGTCGGCATCAAAGCGAAGACCGCGCTCATCTTCTTCTAATTTCAAAGTGCCATTCTTAGTGCGAGCTAGTGGCAAACCTTCATGATTGATGAGCAGGCGAACATCGGGTGTTTCACTCAAGGTCTTGCGAAATGCTCCTGGTGCAATGCTCTCTTTGAATGGTAGCGGAACGCTTGAGTCATTAAAGACTGCCGCATAACCAGACAGGCGCATTCCGTCGCCGTCGGCTCGTGCTTCTACATCGCGCACATTGAAGGTGCGGCGTTCAATTTTCTTTGCCATTTTGCTCCTTGAATCGGCTTCGGCATTGAGGGCATCAATTTTGCGTTGCGCCCAATTTTGCGCTCTGTCACTGAAGTTAGAATCTCCGCCCCAAATCAACCAAGCAACAAGTCCTGCGCCTGGATATTGTGGATGCGATGAGTCTTTGTTCTTTGGCGCTTGGCCGTCAACTTTGTGACGCGCAAACCAAGGTGCCATTTTGCGAACTTTGTTTTCGGTGATCCGACCTGCTGCCATTTCGCGTGCTTCGCGTTTGGCGGTGTCAGTTAGACCATCGCCCCCAAATCCATCTGCAACATATTTCAAACCGCGTGCTGCGTTGTCGCGGATAAATTGTGGAACGCTCAAATCTACTTGACGAACTTCTCCACCTGGTTCCATATCTTCAGAAATGCTCACTGCAACCATTTGGTCAATCGCATCTTGTTTTGATGAGTGACACCCAATGGTGGTGTAAGAGCCGTCAGATTCTTCCTTGACGGTTGCCCATCCTTGGCAATCGCTTTGCTTGTCTGAAATGTAATATGGCATCGCTTCTCCTAGATTAGAAGCAGAACTTCTGCATCGTCTTCAAGTATTGAGAAGGTAATCTGCGCCATCGCTTCTGCGTTGACACTTCCCAATGCGCTTTGGGCGCCTGCAATTATCGTTGAAACTTCAACAACTTGCTTCTCAGGTTTTGGCGGGAAGTAAGGTTGAACAAAGTTTGATCCACCACCACTAACTGCTTCTGTCGGTGTGACAGGTTGCGTGTTAGCAGTTGCCTCAAGTGCGCCGAGAGTTGCCACCGCAGTTGCCGAGATAGTCTCAGCAGCTCTTGCAGTTGCTACGATTGTTCCAAGTGTTGCGCTTGCAGTTACTTCAACAGTGACAAGGGAAGTTGCGCTTGGTGCTAAACCGCCAAGAGTTGCAGTTGCTTCAACAATGACAACAGGCCCGAGAAGGTCTGTGTCAAGAACACCTGAATCAAGAAGGAATTGCGATGTCATTCTAAGAAGCGACTGTCAATGATGCAGTCAAAGACCCGCTTGGAATAGTGTAAGTATCACCTGCAATATAAGCGTTGCCTGTAATACTGCCACTAAATAGGAAGTTGCCAGCGCTAAGGTTATCCCAAGCAGTGAAAAAAGTAGCATCTTCCGAACCGGCAATGTTTGTCCATGTAACTGCGGCATCACTAGCGATTGCACCTGCTGAAGCAGAAGCAAAAGTGACTTCTTTGCGAGTTGTTTCAGTTGCGGCATTGGCCGTTCCATTCGCCCCTGGATCGCCCGTGTGGAGTTTGATATAGACATTGGCGGCGGAATAGGCGGTGCCATTGCCAACCGCATCAAGGAATTTGTTTGCTAAATAGGCGCTCAATCCTGTTGCCATTATTCGTCTCCCTCAATGAACTCTTCAATAACTTCTGCGATGCGACCAACTTCGTCACGAATAACTTTCTTGCGCACCTTGCGTCGGTCAATTTGATTTGTGACTTCTACCTTTGGCGCTTCAACATTGACAGTTGGAGCATCCACGCGAACTTCAGGAGATTCAAGCATTACCATCGCAGGTTCAATGTTGACATTTGGAGCTGCAACATTGACCACAGGTTCTGGCACATTGATTGTCGTTGCGTTATTGCGAGCATCGCGGACATCGTAAGCGGCAGAAGGATCAGTTGGATCAATTTGTGAAATCGGTTGTAGTTGTGAACTTGGAACGCCTGTGTGTGCGATAGGCACCATCTCAACCGCCTTCAAGACTTCTTCAGGATCAAAACCGACTTGAACTAACTTGCTCACAATATCGGCGCGGAGATTCAAGCCGACATCCTTGGCGTCGGCGGCGTCAATGTTCTGCAATGGAACGCGGAATTGGTCGCCTGCTTCTCCGATAGGTGCTAAATCTTCCACAGAGCGAACATCGTTCAAGCTCAAGAAACCTTCACGAAGTCCTTTTGTGTAGGCCTCATATCGTTCAAGAGTTGTGCCACGAAGCAGAGCGTCAAGGTTGAACTTGATGAAGCCATCTGATTCAGGCAACAAAGCCGAAAGGCTCTGCTCTAATCTTTCAAGGAGTGGGCGTAGTGAGTGCTGAACAAAGGAAAGGTTCTGCGCTTCAACAGAAGCGAATGACATCGCGCCTGATACAGGATGACCGAGAAGTGAAACAGGAACGCGGAAGAGTCGAGCAATGTCTTCAACATTGAATCTGCGTGCCTCTAACAATTGTGCATCGGCAGCGTTAAGAGTCAAAGGCTAAAAAGCTGCTCCACCGGAGAGAATGCCAATCTTGCCTGCGCGATACGGGCCTGTGTGAGTGATATTCCAATCGCGACCAATATCCTGCGCCTGCTCTTGAGTTAGTTCACCAGGAACTTCAATAACTCCACCAGGGTTGGCAGCGTTGCCGAAGTAAGCAGCAGCATAAGTATCTGCCGCCATCGCAGCGCCAATCGTCAAACGGGCAGCAGAGACAGGGCCTAGTCCGTAATGTGATCCTGGCAGGCGGAACATTGGGATATGCAGAATCTCACGGCTTGTCAGAATCTCTGTGCGTGCTTCGCTACCTTCACGAATTGTGATTTCATAAACTATCGGCTCATTAGGGCGAAGACGACGAATGCGAACTTCGTCAGGATTCAAGCAATAAAGTTCAAAGACTTCATCGTTCTCATCGCGCACCGTGAGAATGAAGGCGTTTCCGTGAAGGTTGAGTGAAGCGATAACTTGCTCAAAGAACTCAAGACGAGAAGTCTCAGGATTCGGGCGGTTAATCCATTCAGGTTGTGAACCATAAACTGCGGCGTAGGCAATGCGGTTACGACCACGGCGAACATAAGCGCCAAGTGGAAGCGATGAAATCGTGTCACCTAGAAGGCGAACGCAGGCATAAACAGTTGACATTCGGATTGCAGAATCGGCGGTGACATCAACACCTGACGGCGACATGAAGGCAGGGCGACCAGGAACGAGTGGTTCAACCCATTGTGAATTGTTCGCCTGACGCTTTGAATCTGCGAAGCGAATGCGCTTTGAAATTCCCATCAGTTAGCCTTCTCCGTAATCCATACTAGAAACGACCCCAAGCAAATCAAGGCAAGAGGCACTGACACCATCGCAAGACCGACGGTTGCTATTACTAGACCGCCAAATCCCACAAGTGCTGACACATCAAGTTTTTTCATATTGCCTCTCAGACTTGAATCGAAAAGAAACGAGCCACAGGTTGCTTAGGCGGTGGCGGTTGCGTTGCGCGGTCATAGCCAAAAATTGCAGCAACGGCGGCGTCAACTTTGCGACGCGCTGATGCCTTTGCCACCATCACTCCGCGACTTGATTGCTTGGTGACGCAGTTGGCGACATGACGGGCGAGTCCTTCGTGTCCGTCGTGGGTGAATGACTGATTGACGACTGCTTCGTAGAACTTCTGAGTTGCAGGAACCATTCGCTCTGCGGAGTTGGGATATGCCACCACCGGCAATCCTTCTTCGTCAAGAACCATAAATGTTCGGTTCCATCGTGCGGGATCGAAAACAATTTCTCTGACATTGATTCGATTATTGCGTGCAGTGTTGATGATTGCCTGCTCGACTTCTGCGACAGGAACGAACCATCCTTGTTCTGCATTGTCAGGCTTCTCCCATAATCCGATAACTGCGCAATGTGGTTTTTCACCGCCGAGATACCACGCGAGCAAAGCAGTAGAATCGTTAGAGAATGAACCGTCAAAGGCAAGAACAACATCTTCGCCAGGAATGTTCGGCCTGCCGTCATAGACAAGAGCTTCCCACGATCCTTGTGGTAGCCATGCCTGAGTTGTTGAGACAAATGTATTGCATCGCTTCGTGCGAAACTCTGCTTCTGGAGTGCGCAATACCGCAGACTCAAAATCTTGAATGTCAACGATGTCGCCAAGACCAGGATTAGCCTCTGCCCACACTTCAGGTTTTCTGTGGTCGGCATCAACGGCAGTTGGTTCCCACCAGGCAAAGAAAAATGTTGGATCAGTATTTTCGCCCTTGACTATTTTCTGCCCGTATTGGTAAAGCGAATAGCAGAGCGAGTCTTGACCCGTCGCGTTTGATTTAACGCCCGCAGTCGTAATACCGAAAAGTAAAGAATCCGCACGAGCGCCACCGGCAAGGGAAAGCGTGTTCCATAAATCCCACGACGGTTGTGCGTGAACTTCGTCAAAGATAACAAGCGGTGAAGGGTTAAGTCCTTCTTTTGTGTATGCCTCTGCCGATAGAACACGATAAACACTCGCCTTGTCTTTGTATTCAATCGCGTCACGATACAGAGTGAACATTGACGAGAGTTCTTCATCAAGTTCAATCATTCGCTTCGCAGTTCCAAAGACAATGCGTGCTTGATCTCTATCTGCTGCGCACGAATAAATTTCTGAACCGTTGCCGCCGATAGTTAAGCCTGCAAGACCCATTGAAGCTGCAAGTGCCGACTTGCCATTCTTGCGTGCCATTCCGACAAGGGCGGTGCGATGTCTGAATCTGCCATCGTCACGGCGGGCAAGAGCGTGACGCAATAATTCTTTCTGCCAATCACGAAGCACAAGAAGTTTTCCGGCAGGAGAAGCGACGGAATCTTTCGTCACTCGACAGACGGCTTCTGCGAACTTGGCATAAATGTCGCCATCGCCTTTGTCTTGTTCAGACTCAGGCACCGGCGTTAGCCAGCGCGGTGGCCAACTACTGTGCGACATCGCGCTTTTGCGAGAGTAGCTCTTCCAACTTCGTTCGAGCCTTCACTTCCGCAACCCCCATTTTGCTTCGGTCAACAGGAGTCAATCCTAGTTGGCAAAGCAGTTTGAAAATCTCTGTCTCTATCGTTGAGAGCATACCGAACAAAGGGTTGGCGTAGGCGTAGCCTTTGTCGGTGTAAAGGACAAACTTGCTTTTCTTCATCTCAGCGGCAAGTTCTTTTTGACGCGTCATCTTTTCAACAAGCGAAGTGAGCAAAGGTTCATCAGTCACTGCGATCCATGGCGCAAGAGTTCTAATCTCAGTCCACTTGGTTTGTTGAGCCTTTGTCAAG